GTGTCTGCTCAGACAGCAACCATCAAGCATTTCAACTCCGGAGCCGTCGTCAATAACTCGACTGCGGAAGCCACGGGGAATGTTCTGCCTTATTACGGCTAATTTCTAATCCCCTCTGCACGCTGAAAACAGCCCGGCCAAGCGCCGGGCTTTTCTTTCGCCCCTATCCCGCCGGGCTACAACCGCCCGCCGTGGCGCGCGCGCGAGGCAGGCAGCAACATAGCCAGCAGTCATCTACTGCCAGCCGCCATGTCAAACCTCGTCATCCAGGCCCCCACCCCGGCCGCCGCTGAAACCCCCATCAAGTCCAGCGAATTCTGGCCGGACATCGACCCCGCCAAGGTCCGGGACGATCAGCGCATCGACAACACCGTCACGCCGCCGCGCCTGCGCCATGCGCTGGTCGAGGCCATCGCCACCACCAACCACGCCCTGCTCAAATGGCGATCGGCGCAGCAAGCCGGCGGCTTTGCCAAGCTGGACGACGTGCCGGCCGACACCGTCGACGACGTCAGCGTCCTGACCCAGCGTTACCAGCGCGCCGTTGGCTGTCTCGCCAAGGCCCTGCTGCTCGAGCGCTACCGCGACATCGACACCACCGCCAAGGGCGACAAGAAGGCGGACACCCTCACCGACCCCATCGACGACCTGCGGCGCGACCACCAGAACGCCCTCGCCGACATCACCGGCCGCACCCGCAGCACGGTGGAGCTGATCTGATGCAAGTCATCGCGCACCAGGGCGACACCCTCGACAGCCTCTGCTACCGCCACCTCGGAAGCAGCGTGCCGGTCGAAGACGCCCTGCTGCTCAACCCAGGCCTCGCCGCGTTCGGCGCCATCCTGCCGCACGGCACCGCCGTCACCCTTCCGGACGAAGCGCCGGCCGCCGCAACCGCTGGCAAACAGACCATTCAACTCTGGGACTAAGCCATGTCCGAACCCGCAACCCCTCTCCTCGCCACCGGCGGCCTTACCGTGTTCGGGTTCGCCACCGGCCTGCATCCCATGCTGCTCGTCGCTGGCTTCGTCGGTTGCTGGTGGTACAACAGCTACCTGCCGGAACTCAACCTCGGCCAGCGCATTGCATCCGCCATCCTCGCCGCCATCGTGGCCTCCTGGGTAACGCCGCCGGTAATGCTCTACATCACCAGCCTCGCCTGGTGGCCGGCCACCGTCCCCCCCATGACCGCAGGATTCCCGGCCGCCCTTGCCATCGGCTTTCTGACCCACAAGGTCATCGGCCCCGCCCTGCTGAGGATCGCCACCAAGAAGGCACAGGAGGTCGCATGAACACGACCCTGCTCATGAACATCGCCGGCCTGCTGCTCGCCGGCGCCGTCCTGATCTACGCCGAGCCGGCGCTCGCCCGCATGGGAAAGGCCACCCACTGGGCAATCCGCTACGCCATGCTGATGCTCGCCGGCGGCGCCCTCGGCGTCGTCCTCACCATTGCCAACGGCGGCACGATCGATCTCGCCACGCTGCTGGTGCTGGCCGGCATCGCCCTCCTCATGCTGTTCGAGCGCCGACTGCGCGCCGCCTACCCCCTTCGCCAGCGAGGCCACCGCCATGCTTAAAAACGCCACCGGCGCCGAAGTCGCGCGCCTGCAGCTGCTCCTCATCGACGCCGGCTTCAAGATCGACAAGGACGGCTGGTTCGGCCCGGAAACCGAGCAAGCCCTCATCGCCTTCCAGCGCCGCGCCGGACTCGTCGCCGACGGCATCGCCGGCCTCAAGACCATGGCCGCGCTGATCAGCCGCGAGAGGAACCCGAAGCACCTGTCGGAAGCCGACCTCGAACGCGCCGCCGAGCGCCTCGGCGTGCCGGTCGCCAACATCAAGGCAGTAAACACCGTTGAGAGCCGTGGCCGCGGCTTTCTTGAAAACGGCCGCCCGGTGATCCTCTACGAGCGCCACGTCGCCTTCCGCCTGCTCGGCGAATCCGGCATGGGCTTCGACGAAGCCAGCGCCCTGGCCGGCCGCTACCCCAACCTCATCAACCCGAAGCGCGGCGGCTATGCCGGCGACGCGGCCGAGTGGGGACGCCTAGCCGTTGCCCTGCAGCTCGTTTCCGCCGACATCGCGCACGGCGCCTGCAGCTGGGGCCAGTTCCAGATCATGGGATACCACTGGCAGCGCCTCGGCTACGCCTCCTGCGCCGAGTTCGTTGCCGCCATGCACACCAGCGAAGCCGCCCAGCTCGAAGCCTTCGTCCGCTACATCGAGGCCGAGCCGGCGCTGCTCAAGGCGCTCAAGTCCCGCAAGTGGGCCGAATTCGCCAAGCTCTACAACGGCCCGGCCTACAAGGAAAACCTCTACGACGTGAAGCTGCAGCGCGCCTACGAGCGCTACGCTGAACCCGCCGAGGCGGCGGCATGAAGATCCTCGCCAACCTGTGGGCCGGCATCAGCGCCAAGGCGGCGGAATTCGGCATCTACGCCCTGCTCGCCGCCGCCATCTTCATGGCCGGCTACTTCCGCGGCGCTGGAGCCGAAAGCACCGCCTGCGCCAACAAGGAACGGGACGTTGCCATCGCCTACGCCGGCCTGGTCGTGGAAGCGCAAGGCCGCGCCGATGAGCTGGCCGCCGAAAACGATCGCTACCGAGCCGCCCAGGCCCCGAAAGACCGCATCATCACCAAGGAGGTCGCCCGCTATGTCCAAGTCACGAACCCTGCTGATCGCTGCCGCCTGCCTGGCACTTGGCGCGTGCGCCACGACCTGTCAGCTACCGGCGAGCCCGCCGGAGCCGGCGCCGGACCCCTGGCTGATGGAGCCGCCGATTTTGTTGAAGACGCTGCCGCGCTCGACACCGTCGCCGAAAACTACGCCTCCTGCCGCGACGCCATCGCCAAGCTTGAAGGCTGGCAACGTCGCCAGCGCGCTCTGGAAGGACCCGCACGGTGAAAAAGGCCATCGACCTGCGCCAGCACCTGGCCAACTGGCTGCCGGATCTCGCCAATAATCCGGAAAAGCTCCACGTCATCATCGACAAGGGCAGCATCGCCACCCGGCGCGGTAAAGGCCTCGGCTTCGAATACCGCTATACCGTGCAGGTCATCATCACCGACTTCGCCGAGCCCACCGACGCCATCATCGTCCCGCTGCTCGCCTGGATCGAAACCAACCAGCCCGACCTGATCGACGCCCCGGACAAGCGCGACAGCGCCATCAGCTTCGAAGCCGAGATGGTCGATCACGACAAGGTCGACATCGCCATCACCATCGCGCTGTCAGAGCGCGTGCTGGTCGAATCCACTGAATCCGGTGGTTACACCTGCACCCACCTCGGCGAGCCGGCCATGCCCGACCTCGGCGGACCGCTCGGCTGGTCGATCTACCTGAAGGGCGAACTGATCGCCGAAGGCAATGTCTGAACTCGACGCGATCGAATCCTTCGCCTCCGACCTCATCGCCAGCCTGGAGCCCGCCGCGCGCAATGAACTCGCCCGGCGCATCGCCCTGCAGCTGCGCGGTCGTAACCAGAAGCGGATCGCCGACCAGGTCAATCCGGACGGCACCGCCTACGCACCGAGGAAGCAGCAGCTCAGGCACCAGAAGGGCAAGATAAAGCGCGCCATGTTTTCAAAGCTGCGCACGGCAAAGTACCTCAAGGCCACCGGCACGCCCGATGCCGCCATCGTCGCCTTCACCGCCGAAGTCTCGCGCATCGCCCGCGTCCATCACCTCGGCCTGCGCGACCGCGTGAACAAGCAAACCGGCCTAGAAGCCGACTACCCAGCCCGCGAACTCATCGGCATCCCGGCCGACGACGAAGCCCTCGTCGCCGAGATCGTCACCGCCCACCTCGCCGATCGGCTGTAAGGCCGCGCCCTACGCCCGGCCAATCACCCTACGCGCGCGCAAGCCCGGCATCATCGCCGGCATGGACAACGTCGAACTCTCCCGCCGGCTGGAAAACATCATCCGCATCGGCACCATTCATTCCGTGGATCACCCGCGGAAGAAATGCCGCGTGCAAAGCGGGAACCTGACGACCCAGTGGCTCTCCTGGATCGAGCGCCGAGCCGGCGCCACAACCACGTGGGACCCGCCGACCATCGGCGAGCAATGCGTCGTCAT